GGTCTTTCCAGGAGTTAACTGATTTCATTAATGATCTCTCTGAAGAGAATACCAGACAGATAGAGGACGAGAAAGCTTTCGAACAGAAGGCCCTTAAAGACGTTATGTCTGTAGGAGCACCTGATAAGGAGACGGCTGCTAGATGGCTAGATCAAGCCGATGCTTTCTTCATGTATGGGGATGATGAATTCTATGTAGATCATATAGAGAAGTACGGATGGGTAGCTAAACAGTTTGGATTATGTTAGATAAAAATCTTCGAGGCAACTTGCGCGCGTTTCGCGCGGCGGCCGTAGGCCTTATATTACTAACCCTATCAAGCTGCACACCCGAACCTATTCTACCTCCTACCTGCGAGTCTGGTGATTGTAATGCTTATATAGAGTTTTATAGAACAAAGGACATAAACGGGTATTACCATGTAGAACTAGATTGGACGGGTGAGTACTTACCTTATTTCTATGTAGATATATTCGCAGATAAGACACATCCCTATTTTCGGTATAATGATATGTCAGTTGCTACTGCTAGGTTTAATTCTAATACTAGCTGGGTGATTGGCGATACGTTGGTTGTACAGCAGGTATTGTATGATCCATTTGGTTTACAAGATCAATACGGCATACCGGTACCAGCAGATTATACGGATCTTAATTTAACTCAGTTCGAAGGAATAGAGGTTAATATAGCTCAGAATACTTCCCTCTACTTTAGTGATAAGCCGGAAGGTTATAAAACTAGAAGATACTTAGGTCCCTTTATACCTCAGATGATAGGCGATACTATACAGATTTATATGCAAGTTAAATGGGATGCAGGTATGGAATCAGTAACTAAAGAACACTATGTTGAAAACTTTATCATAGAATAGTTGCTAGTCCGAGAAATTTTTAATATCTTCTCTATATGTTAATCAATATAATTAATAAGATATAATAAGAAATATATTTAAACACATATAATAAATAAAATACTATAATATAATTTATAATAATAATATTAATAATAATAATAATAATTTAAAAAGGTTATCTATGTTAAATGCAGAACAAATTCAAAACAATTACGTTAAACATCACAAAATTATTGATCACTACATAACAGATAGAAAAGATCAAGTAAAAGAGATGCTTAAACATATGGAGGATACTTATGTTATGGCTCCTGCTAGTGGAAAGACATGGTATCATAATGCTTTTGCTGGTGGTTATGTTGATCATGTTAATAGAGTTGTTCAATTTGCTATTAAACAGAAGGATCTATACGAATCTATGGGTGGATTAATTGATTTTACTGATGAGCAGTTAGTATTCGCCGCTCTATTCCACGATCTTGGTAAAATGGGAGATGGAGATGCACCTAATTATATACCTCAGACAGATAAATGGAGACAAGATAAGCTATCAGAAATGTATACTTACAACCCAGATCTTCAATTTATGTTAATTCCAGATAGATCTTTGTTTATTTTACAGAAATTTGGTATAAAAGTAGACCAAAAGGAGTTTTTAGGCATAAGATGCCATGATGGAGTGTTTGATGATGCAAATAAAGCTTATTTCTTCAGTAATGTAGAATCTTCTAGACAAAAGACATCTTTGATCTCTATTTTACATACTGCCGACTTTTTAGCTTCTAAAGTTGAATACGATATGTGGAAAGCAAAAGGAGGTACTTCTATTAAGAAAGTACAAAAAACAGCTTCGTCTACAGGAAGAAAAGTAAATTCTTCGAAAGGTCTGTCTAATATGTTAAAAAATCTATAATATGAGTATTAATCCTACAACATTTTACATAATAATTTCAGTTTTAGTTGGTTTACTAATCTTTTTAGCTTATATTAACTATAATCTACTTAGAAAGGTAGAAAAATACGAAGATGTCACTGCAGATCAAGTGGGTTATCTACAAAGAATCTCTAATACTGTAAGAGATTCACAAAAGTACCTAAAAGAGCTAGATGAAAAGGGGGTTTTTCAAGGCGACGACGAGGTTGGTTATTTTTTTAATAATATGAAAAAAGTACAACAAGAGCTGAACACATATATGCTCCCTGAAAATTATGGCAAGAAAGAAAGCTAAAGCTAATTATTTTACTAAAGAGACTGAAGAGTACATAGTGAAGTATAATAACTCAAGCGATATTGAGTATAAAAATAAAATATTTACAGATCACATTTATCTGCCCTTTTATAAGCTAGCAGAGAATATTATCCACACATTTAAATTTTACTACACTGACGTAGAGCAGATAGAAGATCTCAAACATGAGATTGTTTCTATTTTAACTGAAGAGAAGATAAGTAAGTTTGACCCTACTAATGGTGCTAAAGCATATTCATACTTCGGTACAATTGTTAAGAGATGGTTAATTAACTACAACAATAAGAACTATAAGAAGCTTAAACAAATCGGAAGCTTTAATGATATGGAAGAATCATACGAAGGTAGTCAAGCCTCATTAGATTCAGACCATGCCATTACTCTATCCCAATTTATGGATTCTTGGATCGATCAGTGTTATGAGAATCTAGAAGAAACGTTTACTAAAGAAAGTGAGATGAAGATAGCAGATGCTGTCCTTACTATATTTAAAACCAGAAACGACTTAGAGATCTTCAAAAAGAAAGCATTATACATATACATCAGAGAAATGACTGATTGTGATACTCCTTACTTAACTAGAGTTATAAACATACTCAAAGAAGACTTCAAAGAGAAGTACCTTAAATTATATGAAGCAGGGTTAGTTTCAACTATTCCATTGTAACTCTATTTATAATAAAAGATATTATGAGTTTAGATAAAGAAATTTTCAAAGGAAAAACATTATCTGATCTTTTTGGTGAGATATACGATAACTCTAAAGAGACAAAAGGACAAGTAAAAGGTCTAATCGGTGAGTTAAAACCTCTTATTGAGAACATTGGAGATGCTACTCTTATCGTTCCTATGATTAAAGAATACATGGAGATAGGAGTAAAGAATGATGACGCTTTGATTAAGTTAGCGACAATCATACAACGTATAGAAACAGCGCAAGCTAAGGGTGACGATCAATTTGATTTCTCCGACCTTCAAGATCTACTAGAAGAACAAGATCAGATCGAAAAAGAAGTAGAAGCAGTAAAAGACCAAGAAGAAGACGATGCCGTATAACTATGGAATGCAAGTAAAGAGTGGAGGTTCTTCAACAAGGACTAGTTCTGCTGTTGACGTAATCTTCGGTAGAGTTGTTGAAGTCGTAGCAGATGGTAACTCAGAAGCTTATAACCAATACGAACAATCTAATGCTGTCAACGGAGTTATAATTCGTCCTCTAGCAGGAGGAATGAATACCGATGATAACCTTGAATTGAAATTTGCTTATAGTATGGATCCTTCAATTAGAAAGGTTCCTCTAATTAACGAAATAGTAAGATGTGAAGCTTTACCTTCTGAAACAGGAAGAGAAGCAGATTCGAGTATTAAGAAGTATTACTGGACAGCAATTATTCCTATGTGGAACCACCCTGGGCATAATGCTTACCCAGATGTCATTGCAGACCCTAATGCTGCAGATAACGTAGACTTAGGTGAACAATTTGAAGAGAACGATAAGGTAGCCCCTCTACAAACATTTCCTGGTGATTTACTTATAGAAGGTCGACATGGTAACTCTATAAGATTCGGAGGAACTAAATACGATACTAATATATTCACAGATGGTTCAAATAACGGTATGCCTTATACCATTATATCTAACGGTCAAGACTCACCAGGCTCTGGAACAGATTTAGTCGTAGAAGATATAGACAAAGATCCAGCTTCCCTATATATGGGATCAGATCATAAGTTTAAATTAAAGCAAGCTAATAAGAAAAGAAAAGCATTTGAGAGTGCTCCTGAAGAAGCTGATGTATATAAAGGAAGTCAAGTTATAATTAACTCTGGACGTTTATTCTTTAATGCTAAAGAAGAAGGTATATTCTTATCTGCAACAGAAGACATTGGAATTAATTCTAAGAGAGTAGGGATAGATGGAGAAGAATTTGTAGCATTAGACGCTACTAAAGTATATTTAGGTACACAAGCTTTTGGAGAAAGAGAACCTGTACTACTCGGTCAAACATCGATTGATTGGTTAGATGATTTCTTATCACAATTTGAAATACTAATAAAAGCAATGGCTTCTATGCCTTCTGCTCCACCACCAGCAATCGCTACAATGAAGTCAACAGCTAATGCTATTAAACCTGTAGTACCGCAATTAAGAAACCTATTAAAACCTTTACTTTCTAAGAAAGTATTTACTGAATAATGCCATACGTTAATATACCACCTACCGGTCTACCAGGAGCTATCGCCACGATTGTTGGAAAGATACAAGGAAATGTATCTGCTAAGATAGTAAAGCAAGGTTTAACTATTACAAATAAACTAAATAGAAAAGGCTGCCCTACTCCTGCTGAATTAACCAGGATGCGGAATCAAAAGAATCAAATTGATAAAGCTGTAAAAGCAATGGACGGTAAGCTTAGTAAATTCGCCTCCCTTCCTGGTAAACTAAAAGCACCTGTTAGTGGACTAAAAGCAGCATTAAAGATTATACTTACACTTCCTATACCTCAAGGTATTGGTATTCCTCCAGGACCTGCCGGTGGTTTAATTTTAGGTCTACCTATTAATATTACAACTAAGTATGCAGATACTATGCACTTAGTTAAAGAGTTAATATACCAAATAGAAGAAATTATTTTATGTATAGATGCTGTAATGCAAGTACCAGTAGGTGGAACTGCTGTTATGAAAGGAAACTTAAGTAGAGCAGATAATGCACTTAAAGCTTGTGAAGTAGAATTAGCATTAAAACAGGAATTAGAAAAAGGTAATATAGGTATAGCAGAATTAGAAGCTGCTGGGTTAATAGAAGAGAATGTAGAAGGAGAAGAACCTGTAATGATATTTTCTACTCTAGGACCTAAACTATTAAATCAAAACTCTAGTAAGGACCTTAACGGAACATCATCAGATGGATTACCTAACCCTAATCAAAAAGATAAAGAACTTACTAAAGGCGATATAAAAGATGAAATTACCGGAAGACCGGTTAATGATAAAAAAATAGATAAAGACAAGTTAACTGATAAAGATAGATTATTTACTTCTGGTAAAGCAGACTTAAGTGATAGTAGATTTAGAGGTAAATGGCAAGAAGGAGTAGACTACTTCGATGATGATAAAGTAAAGTTAGGAAAGGAAATTTACGTTTCTACATCTGATCATACATCAACAGGTGCTTCTGACGATAACGGTACTTGCTCACTTGGACCTAAATATACTTCAGAACAAGAATGTAATGCTGCTGGAGGTATTTGGACAAAAGATAGTTCAGTTACAACATCTGGACCACCGCCTACAGGACCTTGGAAAACTCCAAGACAAATAGAGCTAGATGCTCTTAACGCTCTTAATGGTGGATTACAAGGACTAGAGAATAGTAACTTACCTTCTTCAGTAAAGGATACATTGAGGGGCTTATTAAACACCTTAACAGTACCTGGACCTGCAGAGACATCGAAAGATGCAAATTTCTTCTATACTGGACCAAACGGGGATGTATATAAGTTAGAGATAATTAAAGATCCCGACTCACCATTAATAGCACCTAGACACTTTGCAGTAGCAAAAGACTACCAAGATGTTATTGTTTTGAGAGGTCCAAAATCATTTAGTTCATCAGTAGATGTACTATTAAATGAAATAAAATTCAGAATAGATAATCAACTTCCATAACTAAACTATTTATATATATGAAACTCGATCAATTACGCAAAGTCATACGTGAAGAAGTAAGAGCTGCCATTAAGGAGGAGTTACAAGAGGTATTAACCGAAGCAGTAAAAATTGCTTCTACCCCTAAACAACAGTTCCAGAAAGCAAGTGCTTATGAGCCTGTAAATGTAGACGCACCAAATAAGTGGTCTGTACCAACAGGTAAGAAATCTTCTCTTGACGAAATGTTAAACAGCACTGCAATCTCTATGACATCACAAGATGCTAGAAATTTTGTAGGAACAAGCGGACCATCTAAACCTAATTTAGCATCTAGAGGTGCACAAGAATTAGCAATGGGTGGAGGAGATATAGGAGTAAGCTTTAATGATATACCAGGATTCGATCCTGCTAAAGCTACTGCTATTTTAAAAGCAGCAGAACAGAAATCAAAACAAAGAACAGGAGTATAATATGCCATTTGAAGTCAAAAAAATAGCGCCAATAGATTTACAGCCAAGCAGAGCAGTAGGAGTTAAACTCCCTTTCTCTGGTGCTGCGGTATTTAATCAAACCTATCAATCAAAGGATGCTATTAAGACTAATTTAATCAATTACTTTTTAACCTATAGAGGAGAAAGATACTTTAACCCTACATTTGGAAACGGCATACAGAAAGAGTTATTTGAGATAATGACTAAAGATAAAATTAAACAGATAGATTCTCAAATAAGAAGAGATTTAGCATACTATTTCCCTAGGGTATTAGCTCACGAAATAAACACCGTAGGTATACCAGATGAACACACAGTACAATTCTCCCTCAAGTATTCTGTTAAGGATACTAATATAGAGGACGAAGTAATAATAAATTTTGAACAGTAATGGCTGACCAGAGAGACATAAAATACATAAACAAAGAGTTCGGCGACCTTAAGCAACAGCTTATAGAGCATGCTAAGAACTATTTCCCTGATACGTACAACGACTTTTCTGAAGCATCACCTGGGATGATGTTTATTGAAATGGCATCTTATGTTGGAGATGTACTAGCATTTTATCAAGATACTCAATTACAAGAGACATTTATACAGCATGCTAAGAATCCTGCTAACCTATACTCATTAGCATATATGATGGGATATAGACCTAAAGTATCATCTAATTCAGAAGTAGAGCTAACAGCTACTATGATTGTTGATGCTACAGGTAGTATGTTTACACCAAACTGGGATCAAACATTTCAAGTATATGCAGATTCTACTATTAAAGCATCAACTCAAGAATCACCTACCTTCCTATTAACAGATGGAATTGATTTCGGGTTTAGTAGCTCTTATGATCCAACTAATATTACAGTATATGAGATTACAGATGGTCAACCTGAATCTTACCTACTAAGAAAGAAAGTAAATGCTGTTTCAGGAGAGATTAAGACATACGAAGAAACCTTTACTACAGCAGAAAGATTTACAACAATAGAAGTAAATGAAGAGAATATAATTAGAGTTTTATCTATTACCGATAGCGATGGAGAAGAATGGACAGAAGTTCCTTTTCTAGCTCAAGACACTGTATTTAAAGAAGAAAATAATAATAACTCAGATAATGATCTAGTTCCTTCTCTACTTAAATTAAAGAGAATATCTAAAAGATTTATAACTAGGTTTACATCAAAAGGAGTATTAC